CCCCCCTATTTGAGCAACTTGCATAAATGTACTACCAAGTTCATTCAATGCTGATTTAGAATTTATCACAGAAGCACCTATAACTTCTCCAAGAGAAACAGATGCATTACTAACTTGATCAACTTTAGGAACAACTACCTCTGCTACCTCACCAAGTTCTTCCATCGGTGTACCTAATTTTGCTCTAATAATATCTGGTTCAGGTAAATCTACCGAGACCGCTTCGGCCAAAGATTGTACCCCGTCTCTTGTAGTAGTAATAACCACTCCAATACCTAACATCCTTGCTTCAAACTCAAGGAACGACTTTTCTGCCTTGTCTACTTCTTCTCGTAATCCACTTATCTCTCCAGATAATTTAACTGTATTATTTAACGCATCAACTGCAGTAATCCAGTTATCTTTACGCGTTTTCTCTAATAATGATTCAGCTGAAGCTAATTCAATTTCTTTCTCAACTAACTCGGTAGTAATATCAGCAAACTCTAATCTTTTCTTTAATAATACATCTTCTGCCGCTGCCAACTTTATTTTAATACTAAAAGCTTTGTTAGCTTCTTTAAGAGCATTTTCTATATCTTCAAATGTAGCCTTCTCAAGGTCTAAATTGGATAAATACTCACCATATTTATTTTGTAATGTTGCAATAACGTTATTTCTTGTACTTTGTTCAGTATTTGTTTTCTGTAATACTTTCATCAACATAGTAAATTCGTGGCGTTCTTGTTTTATTTTCTTTACATCATCTATCTTTATGAACTCTCGTAATTTATCTGCCCATTCACCTATACCACTTACAACATTTTTCATCATAGGTAGTAATCTATCACCAAGTGCTGCCGTCAATCTACTAACACTATCACCCATATTAGACAACTGCCCATCAAAGGTTTTAGCTAATAACGCAGTAGAACCAGCAATCTTTCCTGCTGGGTCTTCTATACTATCTATCATAGCCTTTCTAAACTCTGGTAATGATAGTTTTGTTAAATCATCTATACCAGTTTTCATTTGGATAAGAGATAATACACCTCGTTCTCTTAACACATCGGCTGCACCTGCACCCGCTGCAAAAGCTCTACCAAAGGCTGCTGATGCTTCAACTATACCAATCCCCATAAAAGCAGCCAAATCAGCAATAGATTTAGTAGTTTTTGAGGCATCTGCTCCAAATGCTTCTAATGTTGCACCAGCCTCCACTACTGCCTTTAATGCAAATGGAGTTGTTGCTGCAATCTTATTCAATTCTTTAAATAACTTTGTTCCTTCTTTAACACTACCACGAATAGCAACCAACCGAGTTTTTAATGTCTCAAACTCTGCTGCTGTTTTTACTGCACTTTGAGCAACCTTAAATAGACCAACGGCTACAGCACCTAATGCTGCAGGCCCTGCTAATCGTTTAGCTGTTTGTGCAATACCGCCAAGTTTCTTATCAACTTTATCCGTATCACGGATAGTTTTATCAGTTCCCTTGGTCTTATATAATATCTCAAATACTTCTCTTGGCATTATTAGCTCCTAGCTATTGTGGCCTTCATACGAGCATTACTTATAGCTCTCTTATGAGAATATTGGTCACATGCGGACATTTCTCTATCTATATATTGTAAATATCTCAATTCTCTATCATCTCCATTAAAAGGTTTCCCATACTTGGTTACGGCCGACCATAAGTTGGCCCAATCATTATACGATTCACTCCATAATGCTTTAGGGTTAGCAAAGAAAGGAAGTTGCATATATAAAGCTTCACCAACAGTAGTTTTAGTACCTTGTGATTCATTTACAATGCGCACCACCTCATCTCTAATTTCTCGTTTAGTGTATTTAACCACCCTGTTTAAGGTAGGGGATTGAGCTTCATAGGTGTATAATACTTTCTCGGGATAAGGTGTCTTTGGAAATCCAAAATATAAACACCACACCGCGAGAGCTAATCCCCAGGTGTAAAAGTTGGTATATCCAAATACTCTAATGTTATTTCATTTAGAATATCTAAGGCATCAACATCTTCAAACTCATTAAACACTTTATCAGGATTATCAAATGCTACATCTGCAGCAAATCCCAACATCTGTCTAGTTTTCTCATTAGCTCTATTACCCTCTTTACCAATTTCTAAAATTAAATCTTCCCAGATTCCTTTTAGCCTTTGTTTATCAGAAAAGTTAATAGGCTTAACATAGAAATCACCATGTAGAGTTTTAACATCTATGGTTTTCTCAGCCATTATATATCTCCTAACTAACAGTTATGCTGTATAAGTTTTGTCCTGATCCGTCTGCCGTACCTTCAAATGGTATATCCACGAATACGCCTTCTTCATCAAAAGATTTTGCATATCCAGTATAGATTGCTTGAGGAATACTGATTGTTACATCTTGTCCCCCAAATGCTATAGCTTTACTAGTTCCATTAAAAAATGAACTTAACACACCAGCGGTTGCTTCATCAGAATTATTATCATACTTAACGCTAACTGAACCACCACACGTGTATTCACCTGCTCTGGAATATACTTCCGCTCCACCATCAACACCATTAAATCCGTGTCTACTTCCTGGATAGCCTAAGCTTAATTCCATAGAACGAATAACTACATCATTTCCACCAACAGTTTTGGTAGGTTGTGCTGTAAATACTGGTTGAAATGAACTCGTAGTGGCAATTTCGCTAATTGTAAGTCCGTGAGCACCAATAGTAGGTTTATACCCACTATAAAATGTTCCACCAACTCGTAATCTGCCACCATCACCAGCTATATCCCAAGTAAGATTTAAGTTTGTTAGCATGCAACTATGTAATGTTCTTGCATTAGCTGCTATGGGGTCTGCTACCACTACCGTAAATAGGTTAGCGTTTGCACTTGCACTTACATAAGTGGAAGGTGTAAAATCGCCTGCTGCAGTATAAGGGGAACTAGCATCTTCACTAATGCCTTGCATTAGATATTTTAATGCTGTTCCGTCATTAACCACCCATTCAAAGTCAGCAGTATAAAAAGACCCAGATTGTGTTGCAAAATGATCACTACCGCGTTTCATTTGCTGACCAATTCGTTTGGTTCTATCTTGAGTTATATTATCCCAACTAATATCTATGGGCTCATTCAAGTCCAAAATAGCAGCTTGGCGTTCGCTTGTTTCAGCTTCACCCATACTGCCCGTTTGAGCCAATAAAATTACCTGATATTGATGAGGACTATTAACTTGTCCTGTTATAGCCATATTTATGCTCCTTGTTTATTATTAATGTCCACGATCTTTACGATCATACATGAACTCAAGGTCAGATGATAAGATTTCTTCTCTCGTCATTTCATCTGGCATTGGTTCTTTCTTCTTTTTCCGTTTTTTGGAAACTTTTTCTACACAATCACTTATGTTATCAGCAACATCTTTATCAATGTCCACCTCTTTTCCTGCAAGTAATGCGTAATACTTTTCTTTACCTAAACCCTGATATTTACTATCAGTGCCTAGCTTCTCAAACTTTTCCTTAAATGCTTTATATTTCATTCCTATACATCTCCTATTATTTGTACCGACATAGTAGCAGTTACTAAATCTGTAACTTGTTGTTCTTCTTCAGGTAAAAGCTCACCAGTTAAATACTCTATATTTGTTACGAGTGCCTGCGTCCATGCCTGGTTGGCTGATGGATCAAATCCTCTATTAGTATTTATAGTTGCTTTAACCTGTTCTGCCTTTTCAGTAACGTCATCTAATACTTGTTTTCCTGTACCACCACTATCTATCTTGTAATACTTAACCTCAAATGTCTGCTGTCGTGTTTCACCACTACCTATTCTGGCTTGCATAAACTCATTATTCACCGGTCTAATATTAAAATATGGGAACTCTCGTTCTCTAAATAGCATATCATAATGTACTGGAACTGCTCCTCCAAATAATCCATTGAGGACAGAACCAAGTTTATCATATATCGTTTTTGTCTGATTCGCCATCTATTATTCCTTACTAATAAATATCAATAAATTAATCATATTCACTTTTATTATCTTGCGTGGAGTTCCATAACTCCTATTTCACCCATATCTACTTCCATAGATGAACCTTTTATTATATAATAATCTCCAGCGGTGTATATATCACTACTGCCCGAACTATGTGAGAATAATGCACTTAATCCTTCTCCAATACTTTCATAATTACTGCCAGGTATAATGCCGGTAGACACATCTACGTTAAACACACCATCGTCGTCACCAGTAGTAGTTTTAACCCTAATAGGACTATCACTACCAGTAGTATATGTTCCACCCGTACTACACTCTACTTTTAAGTATCCATAATTTCCGGCAAAAGTTCCAATCAAATCTAATATTTTCCAATTAGAAGCAGTGGCTAAATGTGATTCTGTAATGGTTCCTGTTTGAGTTCCTCTCTGTATCTGGCTGTATAAAGATATATCACCTTTCTTAATACCAGTAATAATCTCTTGTGCTTTAACCGTTAGTGCATCTGCTCTTGTTTCATCTCTACCTCTAACCAATTCTGCACACGCCAATAGTGAGTTAGCCTTTATTAACACATAATCATAGTTTCTACCTGTGGCTGAGTTCTCACGTTCAAATAGAGAGAAATTACCTAATGATGCAACTACATATTCTGCCTGTTCTTTAACCACAGTTTCTTTTAATGTAGTCCAATCTTGTCCACCCTTTACAATAGATGCTGATGGGTGAGATGAAGCTGATACTATTATATAATCTTCATCACTATTGTAATACCATTCATTTATAGTATCAACAGCATTTTCAGTTGTGGTGGCTGAACCTAAATCTTTACCATTTATGTATAGAACTTCAGTATAGCCTGAATTATGAGCAACATATTTACTACCCGTTGATATCCAACGTGTAATCTCTGTCTTTCTATCATAATCATCTATATTATTTACAATAGCTTTTAAGTCACTTGTAGTATTGCAAAAACTGCTATTAAATATGCTCACCTTAACTCTCCTTCATTATTTCTTCATTACTTTTAAGCCAGTTAATACTTTCTTAACTGATGCCCAAATAAGATCATCTGCTTTACTCGGCGATAAGGCAACTATCTTATCTATTACCATAATACCAATTAAAACATATTCCCAATTTGATATAATATAATCTATCATTTGTATTCTCCCTGTTAAATAATTCCTACTATTTTATATGCTATTACCATCATTCCACTACCACCAATTCCAACATAAAATAGTTTCTGTATCCAATTTAATCTTTTTTCGTGTTCTGCTAACTTACCATTCTGTATTTCATTTTGTTTCACCAACCATTGTAAAGAATACCAAGTCTTTTCTCTATAAGTACTTAACTTAATCGGCATAGGTGGTGGTGAAAAATCAGTGCTATTCATTCTCAAACTCCTTTAATAATAACAATTCTTCATTAAACTTTAATTTTGGAAACTCTTTTGGTAAATAACTCACATCAGTTTTCTCATACCACTCTATTACTTGTAATGGGTTCTTTAATTCTTTTAATACTAATTGTTTCATACCTTTTGGTAATGAGGCTATAATACCATAAGTGGCTCTCTGTAATGAACTCCCACAAGCAAAATCTAATGCAATCATTTCTTTAATCTTGTAAATCCACATTTCCTTATCTAATCTATCGTGGTCTTCTTCTGTTAGTTCTCCAAGTTGGTCTTTCAAATAACATGCCTGTTGGTAAAAGTTACAAAACTCTTTCTTCTGTTCTTCTGTACCTCTTATTTTATCTTCTAATCCACTCTCTAATTTCCGTGTCTTTATCTCTGCCCGTTTCTTCTTAAAAATATTATTAGATGTTTCAGCAATATATTTCTGTTCTTCTATATCTACAAAGCATTCTTCCATACCAAACATACTACTCTTAATGCTCGTATATCTACCATGCAATTCTCTTAAAGATTGTTTATATTGCCCATATAAAGTTCCACCTGACCTAACAGTAATAAAATTGTCCTGTTGGAACTTGGTATGATGTGAAGTATGGTCTTTGAATAATTCTTGTAATTTATTCATTATGCAGATGCCCCAAGTGAATGTTGTGGTTCATAAGTCAAATCAGTTACATTAGTCCAAGTATTACCACTCACACTATATTTCTCAACCTTGGGGCCAGAATAATCGTTATTATCTCCAGCAATACTATATCCAGTATCTCCATCGGCGTCTAGCGATGCACCCCCAATATCTACTTTTTCATTATTAGTATCTGTTTTAACACTCCAACTATCACCACTCACACTATATCCCCGAACTTGATTACTCATGCTGAGGGAATGTTCCGGAGCATCCCAACCATTATGCATATATAAATTACCCCCGGCAGTAAATCCGGCACTCCTTCCATCACCACCCACCCAATATCGTAATGAATAAAGTGAAGTCATAACAGTTATAGTATTAGTTGCTAAAGTATATTTATCTGTTGCCCCATTATTTGCACCACCACCACCATCAACATTATCATTAACCATAAACCACTTAGCAGAGGTTGAATCTCTATCTATTACTCCGGAGGGCATGGCCGCCATAAGATGTGAAGCATTTATGCCAGTATCACTCCAACTATCTCCTGAAACTGAATATTTATGAATATCATAAGTCTTGTGTGTTGACCTCGCACCATCGATGGCCCCATAGGCTTTTCCACCAGTCATATAATAATCACCATTCATTTTTCCGTGAGACCTCTTATAGTTTTCATCTGCAAATTGTGTTAAATTTCCCCAAGAATCACTGCTTATAGTATATCCGGCATGATGCTTATGTCCGTCACTATCCCTACCACCTTGTGCATACACTACTCCTGCAATACCTACTGCTGTGCCTAAATTACATGCAGTTATACTCGCAGCTGTTTTTGCTGTCCAAGTGTTTGCATCGGGATCATATTTGTCTATATTTGCCACAAAACCTGGTGAAGCGGCATCTTCTAAAAATCCAAATAAACAAAATATATTCGCTTCAGCTCCACCTGCTGCCGCTCCTGGTATATAGTTCCAATAACTCATATTAGATTCTTTCCATCACTAATGTCCAATCCAAATCAGTAACCGATTCACTACCCGTTATATGTAGGGATAATGTCTCATCTGTAAAGGTGCTTGCACTTGCGTGAAATAAGTTTTCTACTAAGGGTCCTGTTTCAACACTAGCACTTATTATATGTAGACCACCACCCAAATTAACTTGAGAACCACTCGGGCCTATTGCAAAGGATGCCGTTACAGCTCCCGTGACTAAACTCATAGAAGATGATATAATCTTTCTTGCTATACTACCACTTCTAATCAAGGTATAGAAACTACCTGGATGAGTTATAGAAGGTGATTCTATCATACCACTTATAGTTTCTCTAAATCCCATTAAGGTATTATATGATGCTGAAGCTGCAGTGGATGCTGATATTGCTGTTGAAGATGATGGAATATTTGTTAAATTACTACCATCACCTTCATATGAACCACTAAACGAACCAGATAGTCCTTGAGCACTTGTATGTCCTGAATATGAACCACTAAACGAACCACTAACACCTGTAAATTCTGTTCCAGTTCTAACCACCGTTCCATCAACCGCTACAGTAGCACTTGCATTACCATTATAGGTAAATGAACCTATACCTGTTCCATCACTTAAACTACCATTTAAACTATCAGCCACATCAGCTCTAATAGATTGAGATGAAGATACTGCGTTAGTTGCTGAACCATATAGATATGAACCACTACTAACATATATATCGTGCGTATGCAAGGATCCCGTCGTCTCAATTCTATCACCTGCACCATCACCAAAAATAGAATTACCTGTAATGGATAATCCATTAGCAACTAAATTATCTCCCGCCGTTATATTTCCGTCTGCCTGTATAGTGCCTGATGATGTTATGTTACCTGCAACATCTAATACTTCTGAAGGACTGTAATGGTCATCACCAATTCCAACACCACCACCTCTAGCTACCAATTTTGCTGTTAAGCCATCTCCTGAACCACTATCTGCTAATTTAAGTGCGAAATACGATTTTACGCCTCCTGCACCAATATCTGATGTATCTGCTACAACTTCCAAAGTACCCATAGAGTTGTAATTACTACCATTATACCCGTATGAGTTTAATTGCATAACACGAGTAAATGAATCAACAATAGTTGGTGTCTTTGCTGTTCCTTTAGAACGCCAGAACGACACATCCCCACTATTATCTAGTTCATCGTGTATTCTAAACATAGCTGACGATGTTACAGAATTTTCAGTTTGATCTGGATGATTAACAACAGTAAATACTGCTGCCTGTGTTGTGCCACCAGTGAATGTTAAATGTCCCATATCATCGGCTGAACCGCTACCATTAAGAATTAACTGACCAGTAGCTGACTTAAAGAACATAGAACGGCTAACTTCACCTGCCTTATGAACGAATAAATCACCACTACCACTTATATTGCCAGTAAAAGGTCTTGTTCCATCTGCTAAAATATATTGTGTATGGTCGTCATCTGATAATCCACCTAATAAACTGTGGTCTGATGCAGATGCTTCATTATTAGTTATTCTGGTTGATAATGAAGAACTATGAGCTATTATATCTACTCCATCTACCGTTCCCCCTACTGTAATATTAGTTCCTACATCTAACGATGCACTCATCTCTACCGAACCAGTAAATTCGTGTTTATCATCAGAAGTATCACCAAACATAGTTGAACCACTTGAGAAGCTTTGTGATAAATAAGTTACAGATGAACTAACGATATATTGCTGTGCAGTTAAATTACCTTCAACTGTTACATCACCTGCTGCTGTAATATTCCCATCAGTAGTTATATTACCTCCCGCATGTATGGTTCCAGATGTTGTTTGATTACCATCTACATCTAACACTTCATCAGGATAGTAATTATTCTCACCTAAACCAATATTTCCATCTGATCTAACAATAAATCTTGTAGTTAGAGTATCTTCCGAACCACTTGCTGCTAATTTAAGTTGATATGCACCTGCTACTCCACCTTCACCGATGTGATCAGCGGCAAACTCCGAGAATATTTCTTGTAAACCCATAGTATAATACTTACTACCATTATATCCATATGAGGTGAGACTCATTGCTCTATCAAATCCATCTACGGTAAGTGGAACTTTTGCTGTTCCTTTTGAACGAAAGAATGAAATATCTCCAGTACTATTCTCGTCATCGTGAATCCTAAACATCGCAGAAGATGTAAGTGAATTACCAGTATCGTCTGGGTGATTAACAACAGTAAATACTGCTGCCTGATTTGTCCCATTGGCCAATGGTAAATGTCCCATATCGTCAGCTGAACCACTACCATTTAGGATTAGTTGGCCAGTTTCGGACTTAAAGTATAATGAGCGGCTAACTTCTCCAGCTTTATGCACAAATAAATCTCCACTACCAGATATACCATTAGTATATAGGTCACCTAATTTAATTGTTACATCACCAGTTGTTTTATTAAATGTAAAATCACTTGAACCTGATGTTGATACACCATCTCTAAACTGAACCGCTGTAGCTGGCCCTCCAGGTGATGCTGATGAGGTTATACCTGTTAAATAAGTACCATCACCCCTAAATGAACCCGACATAATGGAAGCTGATACTTGGCCTATATCACCTAAATCAATACTAGTATTCCGTAATATATCTGATCCTGAAATAGCACCTGATAATTTACCTGCCGCTACCAATCCTGTTATAGATAATGCTGTTCCTGATGCAGTATCATACTCTATACTATTCTGTAATTTAACCGAACCTGTGATTGTATGTAAATCATTTATATCATTACCAAAATTAGTAGAGCCTGATTCACTTATTACCACCTTGTTAAATACTGAACTTGATATAGTTAAGTTTTCTATGTTTATATCATCTTCTAATGCTACTGTTGCTGTTGAAGCACCTGTATATGTAAAATCTTGTATATTCTTACCATCAGTTAGTGCCTCACTTACTCCTACATTAGTTAAACCACTACCATCTCCTACAAATGAACCGCTAATAGTAGAACCACTTATGATTGAACCACTAATAATATTACCATATATGGTTGTGGTTGCCATATCATAAGTTAAAGCACTACCATCTCCTACAAATGAACCGCTGATAACTGAACCACTAATGGTAGAACCACTAATAATACTAGCATGTATAGTGCCAGTAGTTAAGTTACTACCTGATATATCACCCACTACATAGAACGATCCTGTAAATGCATGTATATCGTCAGCAGTATCACCGAACTTAGTTGAACCACTTTGATATATTACACTAACATTAGTTAATTCGGTATTAAATTCTTGTGCAGTTATGGTTCCTGTTGCAGTTATATTACCATCTACATCTATAGCACCACTTATAGGAAAATCTCCTATCCAGTCACCACCAAAAGAACCACTAAGCCTCTTGTTTACCGTATCTATAACAACTACGGGGTTTTCATCTTTATCATAAAATATAATTAAATCTTCAAAGTCCTGTTTGGGCTTATAATACATTTTGTTTGATCTTAAATCAAGGCGTCTTAACTTCATAACTGAATCTCCTTATCACCTATTCTATCGTGCATAAATATATAATAAGCATAACTATATTGTTTCAAACTATCTAAAGTTTGAGAAATCTTTTTATTTTCTAATAATGTTGTATTTAACATATCATAGTTCTCCAATTTGAGTCAATGCCTAAGACATCGTCTACAATAATTAATAAAGCGTTTAGCTCAGCTAAATAATCTAATAAATATATTGTTATTAGTATTCAGGTTTTTCACATCTATGCACTCTTACATATATGAGTAGGTTATTAGCTGAGCCTACACTATTTTGTTTATATTAGCTTAATTAGCCAATACGTGAGATTACTCGCACGCCATAACTATCCGCCAAAACTCCAGCTGCACCAAAGTAAGATCCAACCCAAGAACTTTTCAGCTTTGAGCCTTCCCTTTCTTCTTCTACACGGATTAGGTCATCCCCACTCCATGCAAATGCCAGACATTCCTTATTTCCAGCAATAGCATCAGCGTTAGGTGTTGAAGCACTAACACTACCAGTAATTTCTGGTGTGGTTAATACATCAAATCCAGCTAAACGACCAACATATCCATTACGGACAGCTTCGTCTTGTGCTGGGGCACCTGCAAAGTTAGAAGTATTTACAAAATCTTCTAACAATCCATAGGTTTTATCCCAAACTTGTTCTGTTGATCCTACATAAAAATAAGGCCCTGGAGCATGATTATTCCGTAATGTTTTCATTGCGTCAAACAATACATCGATTTTCATTTCCTCTGATCCTGATCCAACGGAGTTGGAAAAGGCATTTGCTTTTTGGGCTAATTGTGCATCCAAGTCAGCTGCTAATGCATTACCTAAATGTTGTCCTAAACGAATCTCTGGACGGTCTACATTAGACCATTTGGCTTCGTCATGCAACGGAAGGTTTATCGCTCTCATAGCAAGTGTATAGGTTCTTTTTGTAGAATCTAACGCGGTTTCACTAACCGTGCCACCTGAGGAGTGCGATGCAACATCTGCACTTGTTACTTGGTTTGTACCATCATTCCAAACTGGAACTGAAATCTTATCAGCTCTGGGTTCACTAAAAACGGATACTAATGAGGTATCAGGTCTCAATGGATTTACGAATACTCCAGCCGTTACGAAACGCTGGATTGCTTCAGCTTGTATAATATCAGCTAATGCACCGGCAAAATTGCCACTATCACCTGTTGCCATAATTAATTCTCCTTAATATGGTTAAAAACTCGGTCATATGCGTTATCCCATCTACGATTCCATCCTTGTTGAATGGCTCCTCGTCCAGGAACGGTTTCTTGCCCTGTGGACATTCTAAATCCGTCCTCAAAAGAGATTTCCTCTTTTCCATCATAGATCCATTTCTGTTCTCCTTCGTGAGTATATCCGATAGAAACTCTACCTTCTTTATCAGGAGTAAAACCCTTGATATTAGTAGGTTCTTTTATCTCTTTAAACTCCGAAAGATTTAAAGACTTTTTACCAGCCTTTGATCCTTGATTTACTGAACTTGTCGATGATTTTTTCATAATCGTTCTTCTTTAGCTCCCCACGACTAAAAGCATATGCTGCTTGTTGTGGTGTGGTAAATCCTTCGACAATAACAGAGTTACTGCCTGGTTTATCTGAGCTAACACTTGGGACAACTGTTTGCACCTCGTTTTTGTTTGTAAGTTGTTTCATATAAGTCCTACGGTCTGCGAACGGTAGAGATTGTAAAATAGTTTTACTATCTTTATCTTCACCTAATTGTTCTAACCAGGTCGTAGTCCTTCTCTCTTGATAATCCGTGTATTCCTTAGCCAACGGCTCATACTTGGATAGTTTATCTTGCAACTCTTTAAGTTGTAAGTCTCTAACTTCCAAAGTTTTTCCTTCATCTTCAAGGCGTTTTAACTCTGCTTGTTTTTGAGATTCTACCTGATTATCATAGGCTGATCTCATCTCTTTTAAAGCATCATTAACTTCTTTAAACCTTGCATAAGGGATACTGTCTGGGACTGTTTTGACGCTGTCATTATCAGCGGGAGCATTTTGTATAACACTTTGCTCTAAAGTGGTTTCACTATTTACGGGAGTGACCCCTGTTTCTATTTCACTCATAGTTGATTTCCTCTTTTTAACGTCTTGTTTGACTTGTTAATAAATATCTTTTAATGTAAAAAATCATACTACTTTCGTTTCCTAATTAGCGGCTTGGATAAATCTTCTCCTTTATACGAAATTGGCACCATAACACATCTACAATTACCTCTACATATTGAAAATCCACTGCCTGGTAATCCTATTAGTTGGAAAGTTTCTAATGTTTCTATTCTATTATGTCGTATAACACAATCAGGACATACTCTCGTATCTGATACTGTAACCCATCTAAACTCCTTTATTCCTGCCTTTCCATATAGATTTCGTTGTGCTGCACCTGAGGCTAACACTATAGCACTCTTTATAGTATTCTTTATTCTATTTCTAAATGCACCGAATAACCTTCCTTGATTGATTAAATCTGTTTCTAATGTTGATATAATAGTAGCCTCGTCCATACCATATAACCTCATACTTGATACTAATTGTTCTATTTCTAATACTGTAATGGCCACGTCGGATTGTATTTTCTGTGATAGTATAGTTTCTATATTTTTAATATTTGGCATACTATAAAGTTTTTAATAGTTTCTTAAATTGGATTCTAGCTATCTTCTCAATTTTCTTCTGGTGTTTCTTACTTATACCGAACCACTCTCTTTTAGGTAAATGTCCTGCTCCTTCTTGGTGATATGATAATATATCTTCTCTATCTTTCGGTACAGCAATAGTAGCTTTATTCTTCCTTCTTTCTTTTACAAATGTTCCTTGGGTCATTCTACCTGTGCCATATAGTGGTGTGGATGGTTTAGATAATCCGTGTTTCCTTTTCTGTCTTATAGTTGCTGACTTTAATGGTGCTAACTTTCCACTAACTCCCTCTCCACGTGCTCCTCGTTTCCGTAAGTCTATTACTGTGGCATCAGCCACATCATTTAATATCACTTGAGTAATCTTTGGAAGTTTTTTCTTTAACCTTTTTAGTTTATTAGTCCTATTAATTACTATCTTTATTTCCGCCATTATGATTTCTCTATAATCTTTTCGGTTGCCTTTTCCACTATGGTATAACTCTGTTGTATCTTATCCACGTGTCGTTGGGAGAACTCTACGGCGATTTGTCCTATAATCTGTCTTGGGTTCTTAATAAGTGATTTAATATCAATACTATCAAGTATTACTTTATCAGCATCTTCTCCTACCTTCACTTTCAGGTCATCTAACTTATCTAAATACTTGTGTAATATAGTAGCCATTATATACACCTTATATTAATGGAAGGATTGGAGTAGTTTGTTTAGATGCCTGTTCAGCATCTGCTTCAGCGATTATATCATCCAGTTCTTCTTCTGTTATATCTGGGTTCCGTTTCTCTAATAATCTTTTCCTTGATGTTAAACCTAACTCTAAATCGTGTTGTTCTTGTGCTCTCTCATCTTCACTGGTAATAGTTAAGTCAGGTTCTACGAAATTAACACTATATTCATCTCCAACTGATATACCATGTGTTTCTAATATTATTCTATCTAAATTGTATCTAATATGTTCGTGTGGTCTCCAAATGTCCTGTATGCTAGATTCCCTCTGTTCTGTATTCTCTACTTCCATAAGTTGCAATGCACGACCTGATGGAATATCTCCACCTTCACTTGCCCATTTAAGTTGTAAGTGATTGTTCTGTGCTGCCTGATTAACGAAGAACTTTAAGTTATTTATATGTTTAGCTGTATCTCCACCTTCTACTCTACCAAATGTAAATCCTTCTGGTAATCTTATTACATCTTGTACGCCGTGTGGTAATCGTTCTCGTTTAGTTTGTTCGTTCCAAGGGCCACTAATATACTTAATACCTAATGCATCTATCCTATTGGCTAATGCTAATTGAGTTAGTCCTAAATCTACCTGTTGATTACTCACCATTAAATCAGTTGCACCTTCAACCCACCAGGTTCTCGTTTGAGGTGACCTATGGGTAAATAATATAGGCAATACCCCATACGGGTTAATATTGTCTTCATTTATACTAAAAACTTTTCCATTATTATCAAATAAGAAATGTTGTCCTCGTGTAAACTCACCTGAACTTGGGTCTATAGCGTCTGCCGACCAGAATATCCATTTCTGTTCGTTCATACGAGCATTACCTCTTAATGATACTGGATAACAGCATGCAAAAGGTTCTGTCTTGCCTGGTAAAAAGAATACCTTAAAATCGTGGATAGTTTCATATTTAATTTGTTTTGATAGTTCATCATAATAACTTAACTGAGCCATACTACCTAATAGAAAGGTTAGTTGTTCCATCCTTCTACGCATAGTATTTAGATTCTGTGTATCTATATTGTCTATATACTTATCATCTGTAATCATTTCAGGTGATTTCTTATATACTAAACTCCTGGCTCTAACAAACCTACCTAATAGATTACTGGTGAATATAGGTACTTCTGTTGATATTCCAGCTCTAAAAAACCTTCTTATGTGTTCGTCTGTTCCACTATGCTCAAAATAATCCAATAACATATGTCTTGTATTCTCTCGTTCATTCTCAATGTAATCTAATTCATCTTTTAATGATTTGTGAATACTTTTAGTGGATAGATTTTCTATCACTATTCCATCAGCAATTCTTTCGTTGTTTACTCCCATTTTAACTTTCTCCTAAATGCTCAAAATATGCGTCTAATACAGGCATAATACTTGATATAATTTCGTATTTATTCATTAATGTGTCTAACTTTTCGTGTAAAGTATTTAATACTATTATTCGTGATTCATTTTGCACAAATATATCTGCTAACAAATCGTTATTATTCTTTTGCATTTCAAGTATACCATTTAACTTATCTTGAGTTATGTAATCGTCTAATTGTTCTATTATTTTTTGTTTATCCATTATAGGTTCTCCGACCACTCCATACTTGTAATACCTACTTGTCCTACTGGATGTCGGTATTCTACAGGATACATTGCTGCCTGTAAGGCGTGGGTTCTACCAGCGTATTCTTGTGATTTATCTATTCTACCATCTGGCTTTCTTAATACTTGTTCGCAATCTGATATTAATTCTTTACATTTCGGGTCAATAGTCATATTAATCTTTCCTTCGGCATCTTTTAATTTCCTATTCCAAGTGTTAATAAGTGCGTTATGGCTAGGGTGATAATTCCTTGTAATTACATTAAATCCTAAATCTCTTAATATCATATGGTCGCTCTGTTTTGCTGAAGTGCTCCTACTTTTGCCCGTTGGGTCTGGATAGACCTCTACTAAATCTGGATGTTGTTCTTTTAATCTACTGGCTAACTCCATAGTATTACTATTATGTAATCTTATCTCATCATAATAATGTATATCTCCATTACCATACTCACAAGCTATCTCAGCGCTCATATAATCCACATTAAAATCAATGCCTGCATATTTAATGTAAGTTAATTCATCTGTAGATTTTATATGTGTTTCACGTTCAAAGTTATATGCTGCTCTACTTCCACCTAACGTCTCAAAGGAGGCCTCAAACTCCTGCCTGTATAAACGACCATCCATATTTCTTTTAGTCTTTTCTATCTCAAGAGGATTAACAAAGTTAGACTCTACTGTCTTAAATTGCCAAGACCGATATTCTAAATCTTCGGTCAGGCCTCTTAAATAAATATCGTAGAAGTGATTAAATCCGTCTGGAGTTCCAATAAACATACTCTCACCTAATGTAGATGCCAAAGTGGGTAAAATGATTTCTTCCCATACATGCGGTTTCATAAATGCGTATTCATCTAATACTACTTTTGATAAGCCAACGCCCCTCAAACTATCCTCGTTATCTGCACCTTTTAATGCTATCTCACTCTTACTATTAGTAAATGTTACTGATAGTTCTGATTCATTTACCTTTGCATATGGGTGAGTTCCTAATACTCTTTTTATTATCGGCCAAGCAATAGTTTTTGCCATTCTATATGATGGAGCTATATACCATCTTCTCTCATATGGTTCTTGTTTTCCTTGTGTGAGCCACGATAGTGCCGCGTGTGTCTTCCCCCATCTCCTACCAGCAACTATAACTTTATATCGCGACGGGTGTTGTATTATTTCCTTAATCTGTGGAGTTATCTGCAGTTTCATCAAAATCCCATAATACTATCGGTTCAGGTTTATCTACAACTAAATCTATTGCTCGTTTATCTATATATACTCCTGCCATCTTTAATACATCTAATGCTGCCTTTCTTTTCTCTGCATCATACATAGTGTTTCTCATTATATCTACTACGGTTGCTGCAGCTTCAGGTGCTTTATCTTTTAAGAATTGCATAGTATCATCTAATATTTCTGTTTGTCTGCTCTGTATTTCTTCCATTAGATTAGCCTTATATCTTAAATATGTACTATATCCCATACCCAACTCTTTAGCAAACTCTTTTCCTTGTTGTCCTGGGGATTTTTTTAAGTAGGCGTTAATAAACTTGATTTCTTTTGGTTTTAATTTCATCTCAACTCTCTATATCTATCGTTATATCTATAAATAGTAAAAAAGTTAAAATAAAGCTTGACTTATATTAGCTTTTTGTCGTATAATAGGGTATGGAAATGAAGAAATATACAGATATTAAGTGTGATATAGGTCACAAATCATTAAAAATAATGAAAATAAAGCTTGACTTATATAGTATTTTATTCGTATATTTAGGTATAAAGAGATGAGAAAAAATAAAGAAATGAAAAAACTAACAGAAGAACAAAAGAGTGAATACATAGGATTACTTGAGTTTGTAATGAAAAAATACCCAAATGATAACAAACGAACTTGGTTTGAAATATCAAGTGAGTGGTTTATGGATAACGGACACGATATAGATGATGAAGAAATCATAGGTGTGGTATTTGATGAGATTAAAAAATGAAAATAATTAAAAAAAAGCTTGACTTATATAGCTTTTTAGTTGTATATTAAGGTATAAGAAATGATAGATAAATATCAAAGTTGTAAAGAAAAAAAGGAGTCAATAATGACTAAAAATGAAAAGATAGAATATTCCAGTTGGGACGTCCCACTTGACGATATTAGTTCTTTGAATGAACCTATGGTCAATCTAGCAAGTATATCTAATGGTACAACCTACGACCTGAATAATATATTTAAATTAACAGTTGAGCAAGAATGTAAATATACAAAATACAAAACTGATTCAGCTTCGTATGATTTTAAAGCATTCATTAAGAAATATAATCTTGGTCTGACCAATCTTAGAAAAAGATTCAGTTTCTGGGAATATAGGTTTATGAATATTAAAATTGAGGACAGGTTGTATAATACGGCCGTATGTGAATTTAACTATTGGGTTCGTAAAAGAAGTTACAGCTTTAGTGATACGCTTGTGAATGGTTTTACCTTTATCCCAGATCATATATCTAATTCTTTATCTGTTGAAACCAGTTTAGATTTA